GTGCGCTTCATTTCTTTTGCGGCGGCTGTTGGATTTTTTGACCCCGCCAGATACTTTTTTGGCAGACCTGTTTTTTTGTCCTTCGGCACTTTGGGAAAGCGTCTCGGCATCGCATACCCCCTCATCCTTGCACTTTTTAAGGGTGACGCACCCACCACATCGGGAGAAATGTTCTAGCGGCGGTGCGTCTGTTTTCTTGGGTTTTTTTAAATATCTGACGTAATACATTTATAATTTTTATTTTTTCTTCTTTTTCTTGCCCGTTTTTTTCATTGGTTTTTTCATTCCACGCATTGCTCATTCCTTCTCAAAACAAATTGCATATCCTTTTCAGGATACTGGTTATAATAGCCTGCTTTAAACAGACGCTCCGAAGCGAAAACCAGATGCTTTAATGACTGCACAAAAATCAACCCATACGGCTTTTCTGTGAGTCCCTCAAATTCTGGCGTTAACGCATCATCTCCCGCATCTGGGTGAAACCCCATCAGCCAAACTCCGCCACAATCCTCATTGTGATCATCAATCCATTTATTAAATTCATCGATTTCTAAACCCTCTTTGTTAAACCAGACAACAATCTCTAAAGTGTCCGATTCAGGGTCGAAAAATGCCTGTCGTGCTAAAACAAAAGGCAAATAATCAGTCTCAAAAACAGTGACCTTATTATCAAGCCAAGCTCTTCGGGCATAAGGGCATGGCGGTAAACCACCAAAACCATCTACCGCAACATCTAAAACTTTCTCAGTCCAGAGACGCAACTCGCGCTCAATTAGCTCCATTTTACCTTATTTGCCCAAAACGCGGCACTCATCTTGCCCTTTGCAATATTCTTTGCATGACGAGCCTTAAAAGACTTGCGCCTTATTTTGGTTTTTTCACTCTCGCCTTTTTTGGGCGACCCCGCCGTTTTTGCCCCTTGCTGACCGAAACGGATGGTTTTGATTTTCTCCCCTTCTTTAGCCACGACAATATGCGACTTAGTTGGGTGATTAGGTGTTCTTTTAGGTTTATTATAGCCCGATACTCCCGCCCGCTCTAAACGCGGATCTGCCTTGCTCATTTTGCGTTAAGCCGAGCCTGCAACTCATAAGCCCTGCGCATCTTCGGAGACATCGCACTTACATTAACCTCTGGCTTTGCCTCTTTCTTCTCAGCAGGCTTTTTAGCCACCTTCTTCGCTTCTTTTGCCATCTTACACTCCTATGTAATCCAACTCGTATCAGGCTTAAAAGCAGCCCGACTATTCCAACGAGACTGATGCCCCAACGCCATCGCACCCTCCTGCGCAAAGCTCAAAACAAAAGCATCCGCAACATCGGGCGACCTCTGCCCCCGTCGCTTCATCTCATCCTTGCTCTCAACCTTCAACTTGCCAGAACTCTGATACTTATACCGAATGCTCGTAATCTCGCTAATCAAACCATCATCATCTGGAATGCGGCAGTCACGACCCTCAAACCACTCCCGCGCCTTCCAGAATAACTCATCCCTTAAACGCATAAACTTATCCCGCAATGCAGGGGACTCCGATACCGATACCGATACCGCAGGCATATCTAACTCAACCAACCTATCAGCTAAACCACCACCAACACCAATCGAGTCAATGTAAATTGCTACTGGACGCATTAAATAGGGCGTTGCCTCATACTCCGCCATAATCGCACCCGCTAAACTCATTAAATCCTTATTCTGCCAAGTGCGTATTTTCTCTAAAATAACCTGACCCTGACGCTTGCACAAAGCAGAACGATCATCCCCAAACCGAGCAACGTCAACGCCCCAAACTACAGGCGTGGAAGGAGACGACTCAATATCCCTTCGCGTCGCATCTTCCACAAGCGATAGCGGAACAAGTACGTCGTCACTCTGCGTTGGAAACTCGCCCAGAACGCGAACCCTAAAAACATTGCTCTCGTCACCATACTTCGTAGCCATCTGCTCAATAAACTTGGAATCAACAGTATTTGAATCCGAACACGATACAGTAATGTTGTTGTAAAGCTCACGATTGGCATGAAACGCATCATAAAAAAAACCCTCTGCCCTAGTAGGATTGCCCGTCAAAACAGTCTTTGCCCCCGACGTGGACATAGCACCCTCGCCAACCTGAAAAACCACATCAGGAACGCCAGATGCCTCGTCGACAACAATCAACATATTCTCGCTGTGAAAACCCTGCAACGCCTCTGGATTCTCCCTGCGGCTCGTCCTAAAAGCACAAAAACTATCCGAGCTTCCACGCAAACTAATCTTGTCGCTCTTAAACTCTAACTGGCTCAAAAAGCCCTCTGGCATCTTCCGCGCCCACTTATCAACCTCAGTCCATAACACATCGTTCAACTGATGCGCCGTGTTCGCTGTTGCCACAATCTTTGTGGGATACCGCGTTAATAACCACCACAATATCAACCACGATAAAAACGCCGTCTTGCCTACCCCGTGACCCGACTTAATCGCTACCTTGTCATCAGACGCAATAGCTCGTAACGCTAACGTCTGCCACTCCTGCGGATCTGCCCCAATAACGTGCTTAACAAATAACTCAGGGTCGTTGCGTAAACGTAACAACGTATTTTTTATATCGTCCATAGGAGTCCCTGCGCCCCAAAAAAAGGTAGGGGGGTATATTTCTAGCACTGCCCCCGCGCGATATTTAAGGGGGGGGTATATGCAGAAATCAAATCACTTTTTGCTAATAATTTTGCTAATATCTTCTGTAACCCGCAGAAACATTAGAGTTTCGTCAGGCAATCAAACTAACGACCTATTGAATTGTTGCCTTTTCCTCGCGCACGCGTACTTCCGAATGTTGTGTATTTGTACCCTCCATTCCTTGGTCGCTTACGCTTGTTTGTACTGCCTTCAATGCGTCCACATAACTGCCTTCCGCGCTGTGAGCAATCTCCATTCTATCTCCGAAGTTCTTTGGAGACATTCTTGCTGCTGACCATTTAAGCCCATCGATTGCGGCTTTTAACATGGAGCTATCTTTGTATTTACCCTGCAATCCTGCCAACGATATTTCCGCAACGAGTTCTCCATAGTAGTTGCCGCGCTCTTCTTTTGCTCGTTCATATTTCAAAGCAAATACTGGATCATTATTTATCCAGTTCTCAATTGTTTTGCTTGAAGGCATATCCTTTGCCTTACAGACTTGAGCGCATGACCGACCATTTTTGATTGCATCTAAAAACGCCTCTACGACTTCAGGTGTTTTCTTTGTTGGATAACTCATTAAACGTTTTTCCTGTTCCTTCGTTTGTTGCATCTTTGCCCGTAAATTCTTGCCAACGCTTTACGATAACATCGACATAAATCGGGTCTAATTCAATAACATTTGCATTTCTGCCCGTTTTTTCGCAGGCAATTATTGTTGAGCCTGATCCGCCAAACAAGTCTAAAACTGCGTCACCTGACTTGCTACTGTTGACCAAAGCTCTTTCAATAATCTCGACTGGTTTTTGTGTTGGATGAACGTATTGGGATCGTGTTTCTCGGTTACATTGCCAGATATCAGTCTCAGACCGACCACCATACCATGAATGTGCGGCGTCTTTTTTGAATCCATAAATTATAAATTCATATTGATATCTATAATCTTGCCAACCCATTCCTCCAGACTTTTTATCCCAAACAATACAAGATGAAACGTTCATTTTGGAATCGTTTATTTTTTGATAAAATCTTGGGTAACTGTCTTTCCAATTACAACAAATATAAAAACTTGCGCCCTGCTTTGAGGCAGTGAATATGACGGGCAAAAATTGGTCAATAAATGAATCGAAAGCACTATCCGACATTGCATCATTTTTGATGCCTTTTCGCAATAGTTCGTTATTACCTCGACTTTTATAATCCGCGTTATATGGCGGATCTGTAAAAACTAAATCAACTTTTTGGTTTTTTGTTACTTTATCAGCAACGTCCATCGATGTGCTATCACCGCAAATTAAACGATGCCTGCCAAGCACCCAAACATCACCTAAAACGCTGATAGGTTCCTCAGGTAATTCAGGAACAGCATCTTCGTCTGTAAGCCCTTCATCCACCTTATTTGCATCTGCTAACAAACTATCAATCTCGTCAGCTTCAAATCCTAAAAGGTCGGTATCATATCCCTGATCTAAAAGCTCCTCAATTTCAACTGCGAGCATTTCTTCATCCCAACCCGCATTTAAAGCTAATTTGTTATCAGCTATCACATAAGCCTTTTTCTGAGCCTCAGTCAGGTTCTGAAGCATTATTGTCGGCACTTGTTCCAAACCAAGCCTTTGTGCCGCCATAAGCCGTCCATGCCCCGCTATGATGGTACTGGTTTCATCAATCAGGATAGGATTAGTCCAACCGAATTCCTTTATGCTTGCCGCCACTTGTGCCACTTGCTCATCGCTATGAGTGCGGCTGTTTCTTGCGTAAGGAGTTATGTTGGTGATGTTTTGATATTTTAGTTCTATTTCAGACATAAAAAAACGCCTTTCGGCGTATCTGTTCCAATTTTGATAAAATCATATATTAACCGCCCCCGCTTCGTCAAGCCCCTTTATGCCAATTTATTCTTGCATTACTTTACTTATGCGCATATTATGGCATAGTAGGGCTGTTTTTAAGGCGTTTTAAACAGCCCTGCACGATAAAGGGAGTTTAAAATGAAAAAATATGAAATTGTTTTTGAAGCTATTACCACGATGATTTTCATGTGTGGAATGTTTGCTTTTTTCTGGTTCATTCTTGCAGTATTTGGCTAATGTCTCAGCTTTGTGAGGATTGCCAAGGTTGCGGAGAAGTAGAGCAGGAATACGGCGTTCCTGACTACTTCCACGGCGGCTATCTCACAGTTAGATTAATCGAATGCCCTGCGTGTGAAGGGCTTGGAATGGTTAGCTCGACTGACGAAGATTCTTAAAAGCCTCTTCCAGATGGTCTAGCGACATTCTCAGTATTTCGGTTGATGCCTTCGGGTTTCTCTCATGCCTTTTAGCCCATTGCGGTGCGCTATAATCGTAGACAACAATATCCTCTAGACATTTAAAACTTTCTGTTCCAAGCATTTTTTTGAGCTTATTATAATCTTTGAGCGCAGAGTATCCGTACTCGCTATTATCGGTGTTAGAGCCTGTTCTAAGCTCATTGAGGCTTGCCGTTAGCTTCTGCATCCTACCAGTGGCGCGATAAAGTGCTAACAGCATCTCTGCTGCATTAAACTGGTTTTTATTGATATGCCCATGTTTTAAATAATAATCAATCCATCGTTGATCATTGACTCTAGTGCGTCGTTTGCCTGCTTTACTAGTCTCGACTTTCTCGGTGGAGTGATGT